TCATCGAACAATTGGAATTTCGCGGAAACAATCAATTCAAAAGAGTTAAGCACCTTTTTTACCGATTCTCAAGCACATTCATTGGTAATCGCTGTAACCGGAAAAGCCGGTTCTGGAAAGTCTGAAACAGCGAAAAAGTACGAAAGTGAGAACAAAAATGTATTTCTATTGTCCTGCAATGAATATTGGGACAAGCGTTGGTTCCTCCGAGAGTTGTTGGCTAAAATGGGTAAAGATCATGCGGGGTTAACACTGCCTGAAATGATGTACAAAGCCACTCAATTATTGAAAGCTTTGGAAAACCCAATCATCATTATGGACGAGGCTGATAAACTCGCAGACAATGTGCTTTTGTTTTTTATCACGCTTTACAACGAGCTTGAAAACCATTGTGGAATTGTCCTGATGGCCACGCACTTTTTAGAAAAAAGAATCAAACGCGGCGCTGCGATGGAAAAGAAAGGTTACCGCGAAATATACAGCCGCGTAGGACTTCGATTCATAGAATTGGAACAAACATCTTACTTGGATGTGGAACAAGTTTGCAAAGCAAATGGTATCGATGATTCGGCCACTATTCGCAGCATTTCAAAAGACTGCGATGGAGACATAAGAAGGGTTCGACGTTTAATTTTTGCAAATAAAAGAGCTGCCTAATGAACTATCGAAAACATCCAATTTTAGAGAGTTTAACGGTTAATGAAGATGGGACTTCAATTATTTATCAAGGTGAAGCGCTGACTCCAAAAACCTACGAACGTAAAAGTAAATGCGTGCCAATTCAAATGGTTACGGTTTGTAATAAAAGCGTAACAGTAATGCGATTGGTTTGCGAATGTTGGCACGGTATGCCCGAAAATCTTGAATTCGTAGTAAAGAAAATAGACCAGGCTAAAGGAAACCATTACTCGAATTTATGTTGGTCAAAACAAGGCCTTGGTTTAAGCCATAATTCAAAATCAAATTTTGGAGTATCTGCAAAATTGAACGAAGCTGCCTTTAAAAAATTGAAATCTGAAAAAGACCCAACGGAATCGTTAACCGCTTTTTTAAAACGAAAAAAAATAGGTAAAAGAGCTTACTACACCGCCAGAAACAAATATGAAAAAAGTAACTAGAGCCTATTCAGTATCAAACGTTCTTACAAAAAAATTCAACGAATTAAACTTTACCGGCGAATGGGAGCAAACACTTGGCAAGCCCGACAAAGCATTCTCAGCAATCATATTTGGCAATACAACCAATGGCAAAACTGAGGCGGCGATGAAGTTTGCAAAGTACCTAACCAATTTTGGCAAAGTAGATTATAATTCTTTAGAGCAAGGTCTTTCAGCAACAATTAAAGCTGCATTTGTAAGGAACGATTTGGCAAGTTGCGAGAATAGTTTCCGATTATTAAACAGGATGCCATTTGACGAACTGATCGAAAGGTTTTCAAAGCCAAAGAGTGCCGACTTTCTCTTTATTGATTCAGTCCAGTATACGAGAATTACCAAATCGCAATATTACCAATTAAAAGAACTGATGCTGGCAAAAGGAAAAGGAATTGTTTGGGTTAGCCAAGCAAAAGGGAAAAGCCCAAAGGGGGCGTTGGCAGATGACATATGGTATGATGTCGACTTAAAATTGTGGGTAGAAGGCTTCCGGTTATTTCCAGACGGAAGATTAAACGGCGGCGGAGAAATTTTTACAGTATGGCCGCAAAAAGCCGCAAAATATTGGAAAGAAATAATTTAAAAAAAAGAAACTATGCAAAAAATTACTATTTCGGATCTATTGTATATGTCGGGCCAAAAATACAATGAGTTCCTGTTCGACAACTATTTTAATTGGTGCTCAAAACGTTCCAGAAATTACAATACCGATTTACAAAAAATGGTAGCAAATTCCAAAATGTTCAACTGGTATCAAGTGGAATTCAAAAAACGTGAGATGTTATTTATTGACCACATTACCGCTTATCATTCTAATGTCAGTTTTCAGGATGCCCGGAGATTGTACAAAGAAGTCGTTACCGATAAAATGGAATGCCTTTTTCCGATGCCATTACTTGAAGCTGCGAGAACATTAACAATTATAAACCCAATTTCTATATGAACGAAAACACAATCCGCACCCGACTCCAGGTTCTTTTTACGGCACTGCAATACAGCTCCGAAAAAACCGCGATGTTGACCATTAGCGAGCGCATTTTAATCAATCAGGAGCGCGCCCATTGGATGAGAGAATTAGACGACCCGAGCACTGCCAAAAACTATGAGCAAACGGGCACTATCAACAGGAAAATAAATAACATTCTTGACCTGATACAAACGACCGGTTGGATTTCTCCAACTCCAAAGACTGAAAATTATGAATAAAAAAACTCGACGAAAGTATAAGCTTCATCAAAAAATAAAAAGGAAGTATAGGTATAGCTCGAATAAAAAAACCGTTTACGTGCCGTTTGATGACCCTTTAGAGGATAAATATTTACTTGAATTACAAACAGATTTCAATTATCAATTACAAACAGAAATACAATGAATACAGGAGAAAAAATTAATCTAAATGAGCTTACGGAAGAAAAATTACTTTCGCTTTTGAAACAAAAACAAGCCCAAAAGGAAACAGACCGCGAAACGTACAAAATCCTTGTGACCGATACTGTTCCAAAAGCGGTTGAAAGACTGTTATACATTTCCGAGTTATTGTCGGACGCTAAAAAGGATACGTTCAATTATTTCAAGGACATCATGGAATTGAAATCGAGCATATATGGTGTAAAGGAAAAGCAGCAAAGCCACACTTTCAGCAACGATAAATATTCAGTTACCATTGGCTACCGAATTGTTGATGGTTGGGACGACACCGTAAGCGCAGGAATTCAAAAAGTCAACAATTACATTCAATCATTGGCAACCGATGACAAAACGGGCGCACTTGTGGATACCGTTTTCAATCTTCTAAAAAAAGATGCCAAAGGAAACTTGAAAGCTTCGCGGGTTCTTGAATTGCAGAAGCTGACGGCAAAATTTAATAATGATGATTTTACCGATGGCGTAAGCATCATTTTGGACGCTTACAAGCCCGTGCGCTCGAGTTGGTTTATCGAAGCTGATGTAATCAAAGAAAACAATGAAAAGGAATCAATCCCGCTTTCAATGTCAAGCGTAGATTTTCCAATCGATTTCAAATTTGATTTTTTCAATGACGCTAAATCTGATGTAGATGCATTGCGAATTACCGGATAATGTTTACAACGGCTTGCTGCTACTTGGTTGGAGCCTGACGGTATGCGCCGCACTTTTTTGGCTCGGATTTGTTTCAATTTTCATAATGAGCAAAATCCCCAAGTTGCAGAGATTATTACCCAATAGGGTAATAAAATGGATTATTACCGAAAAAGGTGATAATGATAGTTAGGTTGGTCTCCCGTGTAGCTCAGATGGTCAGAGTGGTGGAAGGTAACGGAAACGGAAAACCCCCTAACGGTCGCCGGTTCGAATCCGGCCACGGGAACAAAATTTAAAACCTTGCGGAGTATAGGCAACCGCTAATCAATAATCATGGAAATAAAGAAACCAACTCAGGGCAGAATTGTAGAGTTTTTTCCAAGTGAGAAAACAGCCAAAAAGTTTAAAAAACAAGGCAAGAAATCTTATGCGGCTATTGTGGCCGATGTAAACGAAAACAGCGTTGACCTTCGGGTTATCGACGCTCATGATGTGTTTGTCGAAAGAGTGGCACACAAATCGGAAGCCGCACAAGGCCGCTCCAATTGGGAATGGCCTGTAATCACACAATAAAACTTTCCGGAGTGGCACACGCTGAGGCTCGAGTCCTCAGCCGGAGCAAAATTTAAATGTAAAAATATGAAGTGGACAGTAACCTTAAAAAGTACAAATGACGACAACTAAAAAACCTTTCCTATACACAGGAGAAGGTAGCGCCATCGCCAATTACCAAGCAGCAAAACCCCAAAAGGCATCGACTTGGGGAAAATTCAACAAAAACAACCAGCAACATAAAACGATACTCTCACATCTGCGCACGTTGCAATGGGTTGTCAAAAATGACCAATGGGGCGAAGTGCCGGACATCAATCGATTTGGCAATTGGCTCGAGTCTGAAAAATCACCAGTCAAAAAGCCGCTGTTAAAAATGGATCCTTCGGAAGTAAGTAAAATTATTTCGGCTCTCGCGGCCATGATTAAAAAAGCCTACTAATGAAATTCCCAATCTATCGCTATTTAAAAGCCCTGCTAATGCCTAAAAGGTGCCAACATATACACAAACACCTTTATGTGGAGGAAACCGTTGCAACATGCGAAAAAACGGTACTGACTTGTTTAACGTGCGGGAAAGTTCTCGCCTCAATAACTGAATGCTAATGAATATAGAATTTAAAGCCACCGCCGCACAAATACACTACCTCGTTACAATTGTCGAGCCATTTGGGAAACTGCAATATGAATACATGCAGCGCCAAAAGCGTGAAACGAAAGTTATAAACAGCATTTTAATAGAGGTAGCTGACAAGTTCGGCGATAAACTTAAAACCATTGCCCGGAAACAAGACATTTTCAGCGATAAAAAGAAGCATAAAATTTCAATGAAATTTTACCAAGCCCACGCTTTAAGCATCCTACTGTCCGGTTGTAAAATGAATGAAACTGATGATTATCGTAAAGGATTGTCAGAAGCACTATTATTAATAATTGACCAAAAAATAACATGAAACAAACTATTTACATTGCTGCACAAATGCGACGTTCAAAAGATTCCCCTGGCGCTCAGATTGAGTTGGATTATGCAATGCACTTGGGAATTGACATGTATGCCGAAATATAAAGCCTATGAGCCAACTGAGGACGTACACAATTAAAAGCCGGAACTCTGCAAACGTATGGGTGTTTAAATACCATTTAAACGGCACTTTGGCAATGTTTGAAGTCCTTGACGGCATACTGACCCAAAAGCAAATCGATTGGCTATTTAAAAAGGGAAATTTTGCATACCATGAGGACAAAGTCAAAGAATGGATAAAGCTGCTAAAAGCAAATTTTGAAATTACAGTTGGTGACCCCGTGCTCGACTTTGAAAGCCTCTGGAACCTTTACGACCTGAAAGTCAAAAAGCACGAAGCCGTGAAAAGTTTTACAAAACTAAAAGAGGCCGATATCATTAAATGTTTTTTCGCGGTACCACAATACAAAAAATACATCGCCCGGAAAAATATCGCTCAGGCGCATTTATCAACTTTTATTAATCAACGCTACTTTGAAGACGAGTGGCAAAATGCAAAATAATTATGAAGCAAGTAATCTTAGATACAATCAACGATTTAGCTATGGATTTTCTCTATTACGACAGGAAAGAAGATGAGGAACTTTCGCAAGAGCAATTAATAATGGCTGTAAGTAAAGGAGAAATTACAGTTGACGAAATGGTTTCAATGTTTAAAAATATTCTATTAGAACAATTCCAATTTCCTCCACAATAATCATGAGATATAACGACGAATTCTAATTTTAAATAAATAACAATGAACACATTAAAAATCAACGTTCCAATTCCCGAAGGCTACAAAGCAACCGCCTTCAACGAGCAAACCGGAGAAGTTACACTATCCGAAATCCCAAAAGACATTAAAGAGCGCCTGCAATCTTTCCTTGATGTTTTAGCTTACCACAATCACACGCCTGAAACCTTTAGGCAGTGGTGCGAAGGATTGCGCCCGCATGAGATAGGCGGCAGAAAAGAAGAGCTTATCGCCGCAGCTTACAATGAAAGACAGCTTGACGATCCGTTGCCAAACTGGCGCGATGGCAAAGCCAAAATCTACCCAATATTTTCAATGCCCGACCCTTCGGGTGCCGGGTTCGCGTACAACGACTGCGACGACTGGCATTCGTATTCGGGCGTCGGTTCCCGCCTTGTTTTCCTCGGCGATAATGCCGTGGCCAACATGAAGGACGCGACCAAGAAATTTTTACCTGAATACAAAGAATCAAGAACACTTTAAAATTAAAAACAATGAACAAAGTATCAATTAAAGAAGCGTTTGAACGCGAGAATTTGGATGTAAACGCTGTGAGCGTTTCGGGCATCCCGGAAAGGCATATCGATGCCGTATTAGCATTTGCCAAACTGATCGTTGGCGCCGACCATGTGGATGGCGATGGCGAACTGGATTTTACAGATTATAATCAACTAAAATACGCTGCCTTTGCGACAATGGGTTCCCCTTCGGGTGCCGGGTTCGCGTACGGCGGCTACGACCCCTGGCATACGCATTCGGGCGTCGGTTCCCGCCTTTCTTTCAAAAGCAGGGAAGCCGCAAAATATCTTTTCGACGAAAACCCAGAACTGTATAAAGCAATGATGGTCTACAGCAGAAATCTAAAATTTTTAAACGATAAATAATGAAAAAATTCAACACTCCCGCCGAGGCTTTTGCCTCACAAAACTATGATCCGTCAGCAGTTAAAATTGAAGGTGTACCAGCGCAACACCTCGAAGCTGCCAAGGCGTTTATAAACCTTTGCGTCGCGCATGACGCTGTAAATCCTGAATTCCAACCAGACTTTACTGATTATGACCAGGACAAATTTGAGGTTGATCACGAAATGGGTTCCCCTTCGGGTGCCGGGTTCGCGTACTACGACTACGCCTACTGGATTCCGTATTCGAGCGTCGGTTCCCGCCTTGTTTCTGAATCGTCAGATGCTGCCGAGCATATTGCAGAACTCTTTCATGATGATTTCAAGGCAATGAAAGTCTACGAAAGGAAAATAGAGAAATAGGAATTACGGGCTGTGTGATGCGTTGCTGTAGTTCCCCTTCGGGTGCCGGGTTCGCGTACAACGACTACGACAACTGGAATACGAATTCGAACGTCAGTTCCCTCCAAGCTAAGAGCATCACAGGCCATGCCAACACGGCAAAAAATAACTGATTTTTTAAAAGAGCGTTGGTACCTCACGGGAAGGCGATCTGTTTAAAGCAAGGCATGAAAAGAATAGGAAATATTTATTCACAAATAACAACTTTTGAGAACCTCAGATTAGCTGATGCCCGCGCCCGAAAAGGCAAGGGCTATCAGTACGGGGTTAAGGAATTCGACAAAAACCCTGATGGCAATTTGCTGATGCTCCAGGAAACGCTTATAAATAATTATTACAAAACTTCCACCTACACCACATTTCCTGTGTGGGAGCCAAAGGAACGGCTCATTTATAGCCTTCCATATTACCCGGATAGGATTACCCATCATGCCATTATGAATGTAATGGAACCACTATTCAGGTCTTGGTTTACCAATGACACTTATAGCAGCATCAAAGGCAAAGGCATCAAGGCTGCGGCTGACAATGTAAAGAAAGCCCTTCGGGATAAGCCGGGAACGCAATATTGCTTAAAGCTTGACATCCGAAAATTTTATCCATCGATAGACCATGATATTCTAAAGGCATTACTCCGTAAAAAGATTAAAGACAATGCTTTGCTCGGTTTACTGGATGAAATTATAGACAGCACAGACGGCGTGCCAATCGGGAACTACCTGAGCCAGTATTTCGCAAATTTTTACCTGACTTATTTTGATCACTGGATCAAGGAGACTCTCGGCGTAAAATATTACTTCAGGTATGCGGATGATATAGTTATACTCTCGGACAGCAAGGAGGAGCTCCACAGTAATTTAGCGGCGATTAAACAGTATTTAAATGATGAATTAAGATTACAGGTAAAAGGCAACTATCAAATCTTCCCAGTTGAAAAACGAGGAATTGATTTTGTGGGATATGTGTTTTTCCACACTTATACGCTGCTGCGTAAATCGACTAAAAAACGTTTCGCAAAGGCAGTATCAAAAACAAAAAAATGGGCTACCATTGCCGCATATTGGGGATGGGCTAAAGGCTGCGACAGTAAACATTTATTAAAAAAACTAATACCAGATGAGTATAAAAAACTTCAAGGATTTCAATATAAAGCCAGTGCTTAACAATTTTACGGGCGACAAATTAAAGCTTGACAAAATTTTAAATACCCCGATAATCGTGCATGATTTTGTCGTCGAAGATTCTACGGTCAAAGTAGGGACAAAACGATTGAAGCTGCAAATCGAAAAAAACGACATCAAACATATCTTTTTTACCGGGTCAACAATTTTGATTCAGCAGATAGAAAGGCTTCAAAAAGAACAATTTCCATTCACGACAACGATAGTTAAGGAATCGGAGCATTTGGAATTCACATAAAAACATTCACATAAAAAATTTAGAAATATGAACTTTGAAATAACATACGAAACCGTCGATGATGCCTTTTGTTTTTTAGATAAGGCAGTCAGGCATTTTAGAAAATTAAACATAAGCAATAAACAAATTAAAATCTTAATGCCGGAGTGGTTCAAAATAGCAATGCTGAGTCAACTGCCTACGTTGGTAAATGGCCTGATGGAATATCAATTAGAGCAATTTAAAATGTACGGTATCGAGACACATGCGCACTATAAAAATGAAATTGTGGTTTACTTTCCATATTTCCATTATCACCCAGAAAATTACGCGGCTCAAATCTTTGAAATTCCAATTGTGGAAATCCGCAGCGAAAAAATAGAGAAACCCAATAAATTTGAATAATGGAAAGACACAAACGTCAAATCATCGAAACTGAGTCCTTGGATGAAATTTACGCAGATTTCAGGCGTAATCGTGAAGCACTCGAAAGAAAGTACAATCGCCGTTATAAAATGCTTTTCATCGGCGTATTTGCGGCGATAATTATATTTTTAATTACATTTGACTATCTGACGTAAAATGGGAGAGATAATCAATAGAGCATTTGAGGAATTTATCGCTGAAAAGGTAATTGAGCGAGCCAAAAAATTTGCTGATTTAAATTCTATTACTGCTGATGAAATGGCAAAAGGCATTATGGAAATGTCGAGAATGCTGCGCATACCGGGTGAGTGTTTTTGCAATGTTATTCAATCTTATAAAAATGACGAAAATGAGTAGGTTATTAATTTTCATGATAGCATTGTTCAGCGTTTCATTAAGCGCTCAAGACTTCCAAATCATCCAAACATTAAATACTGTGGGAACCGAAAAATACGCCATTGATATTGCAGAGAAAATAGCTGCATTAAGTCCTGAAAAATTGCGCCTTTTCAAATCAAAAGAATTTGCTGACGACCATACTTATATTATACGGTTTGTCCCTGATGCAATGACCGACCAACAGTATAATAATTTGGATCAATCCAAACAGGAGGGATTTTTAACAGTTAGATTTGAAGTTTCAGGCGAAGGACAGAAAACCTATAAATTTAAACAGGCTACCGGAGACTATTCTTTGATTGCGCCGTTTTGGAAAAAATACTTTCATCCGGACGCTGACACCGACAAAATAGCGACGGACGGAAAGCTTCAAAAATTGATTGACCGATCCAAAAACGTCGACTACTATTTTCAAGAAGATAATGAGGGTTGGATTCTGCGAAACCAATCATAACAATATAAAGCACAAAACCCACGTTAAAAAGTGGGTTTTTTTATTTCATAAACTTTTATATTTTTGCTTCGTGTCAAGAGATCCCCTACAACAAGACCGAAAAAAGAAGGAAATCATTACTTATTTCAACAAGCTGAGTTCAGAAATGGAATACGGTGTGAAAAAGTATACCATTGCCTATTGCACGGCAGCGACCGCACACAAGTTCTTTCTGCGGCCTAAATCAATCGAAACTTACCTTTACACTTAAACCAAGTTTTGGTAAAGCCCCGCCGTATTTTGTTGCATTGGCGCGGCTTCTTTTTCCACAACAACACCCATGTTTTCAAATTTCATAAGGTTGTACAATTCTTTAGCGGAATCGTCCAACATACTGAACTCATAGCGTTGCACGTATAGCATGCCTGCGCCGCCAGTTTCCACCGGATTAAATCCGGTGCGCCTCATTTCACTAAAGTAAGTTCCTGACGAGCCGTGGAAGCATGCATTTATTTTTGTCATCAAATCGAGGAAGTCCAAAGCCGCCTTTTGTTTTTTGCTTCCCCTTGCCGTATCTGCAAATGTTTCGTAAAATAAATACACATCGGCCTGAAGGCGTAAATGTTGCTCCTTTTCGCCTTGGTCATCGGTCGAAAGGACGCGATATCCAAAGAATACTGCCGGAGATTTAAACGGATGCTCATCAGCCATAAAAGAAACCTGTTCGCTCCACAAATCGACGGTTTTTATCTCAGGGATATTGTCAGTTATTCGGGCTTCGTGCTCTAAATATAAATTCTTTAAATCTTTCATTTCAATGGTGTTTAAGTGGCTTTAAAACGTTGTACAATCATTTTCTGAAACTTCGCCTCGATAATGTTGTTAAAGGTGATTGACGCGCCCATAAATTGCCGTTTTTTAATTGTAATTGTCAAATATGGTTTTTTAGTTAACGCCAACGCCTTAAACATTGGTTTTTGGGTTTCTCTATATTTTGCCCAGAAAAATTTGCGGCTTTTTGGTGTAATTGGAACATGCAAGATGCCGCCTTCATTGTGTATGGCAGCATGTCGCGCTGTTGAAGTAAGGACGACTCGTTTGGTACTGCTTTCACCAATTTTGAATGAGTCAATCAAAGTATTGTTTTTGACCAATAGCGCCCTGCCGGGATCGTCATCATTATTTCGTTGTGGCCAAGGTTGGGCGGAGCCATCCTGCCAAGCTTGTTTTTCAAAATTGCTCATGACGAAATTTATCATTTCCACCTCTGCGATGGTCTGCGCGTCGAGAATCAATTGCTTTCCAATCTTTTGAAAATCTGGAACTTTGTCAAGCATATTAAAAAAAAATATATATTTGCATTAATAAATGAGGGCGCGGTTCAGCAATGAGTCAAGCCCTCTCCCTTTTTAAAGGATTTTTTCCAACGCTGAAAAGTCCTTATTTAAAATTTTATCCCTTGTCAATTCTGCCGCTTTACCATTTCTGATAAAGAAAACCCTGTCAATCTTTTTACCTCTCGTGGCATTTATTTTATTATTGAGCTGCTTGGTGATATCGCTCAACTTTGCCGTTTTGAGATTGTCGAGATTGAACACGATGGAATAATGATTTTGTCCAATACCCATTTGCTTTTTTGCAGCATCAAATCCGTTTGTAACCCCGCCCACCTTTTCGATATTCTTGAGGTCTGACTTCAAACCGCCAATTTCATATTCAGGGTTTTTAAATTGGCTCAATTCACTATGCGGCCTGATTTTTACGCTTATTGCCAATTTGTCTACTAATATTTTTGCGTACTTGTAATTCAATTCGATATCATGCGGGTCTGCCCATGTCGAAGCCTCCAAAGTTGCTTTCTTGTTTGAATGCAGTAAATTGTAATCCGGTTCGGAAAGTTTTAAATCCTCGAAGCTCGCTTTAATTTTACGCGCATCTTCTGCCGGGAAAATAAAGTATGGATGTTCATCTTCATTAAATGCCATATTTGATTTTCCGACATTACCATGAAAGCCGAGCGTCGGTTTTCCTTCCGGAGTACCAGGCGTTATTTTTGCATCAGTCTGAATTGTATAAAATCTTCATCGGTGGCCGTTTGGCGGGTACCATGTATCCCAAAAACTGTCATTCATTGGCTTTATTACATCGTGGAGCTGCTGATGTTCTAACCGGACACGATTGTCCTTTACGGTCTTATATTGCAAGTTT